AGCACCTTCAGCAGTACCACTTGCATCAAACAGAGCTGTGATAGAACCAGACCAACTGTTTAAAGTTGATGTTGATTCCTTCCAACCACTTGAGTCGAAATTAGTAGTATCTACAGTTTCTTGTGTTACATCTAAAGACCACGCTTTCGCATTTCCCATTGCTCCACTTTCAACTGTTACACTACCAGTATAACCTTGTATTGCCATTTAAGTAACTCCTTGCATCATTGTTAAAAAAGTAATTGTGTAACCTTGTTCGTCTTTGATTACTGTAACTTCAACATTATCATAACCAGTTTGTTCCTTAATATAACCATCTTCAACATAGCCGTTCATATCAATCATGTATTGGTCATCACGACCTTCTGAACGGGTTAGGTCAAGTATTTCACGAAGTATAGATTCACGATATGAGCGTTCAGTCAAGAACAAAACAAATTCTTCTTCAATATCAAAAACTGGATAATCGAAAGTCGATAATGTTTCTGATTGCGTAAAGAATTGGTCGCCTTTTCTAAACTCTCTATTATCAAGAGTTAGCTTATCTGTATATCGATAACCATAATTACTCAATAATGTAATCATCTAATTAACCTTACTTGTGCTGAAACTTTTTCCTCTATATCTTCATCAATAGTGCCATCTTCATCAAGGTCATAATCCGCTTTCAAAGTAGTAACTTCTTTCTCGTACTTTTCCTTAAAAACTAAATATGATTCATGATAAATATCATCAGCATCTGCGTTGTGTCGTTTTGATAAACATACCAATTCGATTGTTTTGGTAAGATGTAGTTCCTTGACATGAGATGTCGTTAGGAATAAATCTACATCTATACCTTTGTTACGCATTTCGTTTGCGATAATATCATAAGCTCTATCGATAAAAACTTGATAGCTAATATAAACAATTCCGAAACCAGTTTGATTATTAACAGCATTTGATAGCTGTGCAAATCCTAAAGTTCCAGAACCACTAGAGTATGATGTTACAACTGCATCACTACCAGCGTTATCACCATTAACAAAAGCGATAGTAGCTCCCACAACTTCTGAATTAACTAGATTGGTTAATCTAGTACAGACTAATTGTGTATCAGAACCACTATCAGCTTTCTCATAATGGTCAGCCAATAGCGGTAATGCAGAAATAATATCAGCGTTTGTTAATGTCCAAGCCATTGATTATTGCTCCTTCTTGAAAGCACCTAGATTTTTCATAATATCTAAATGTTCTTTCTTTACAGTAACTTCATCACCAGCCTTGAAAGTGTAGATAGTATCACCAGCTTTGTGTGAGCCATCTTTATACGCTGTCAATTTTGATTTTGTTGTAGTTGTAGTTTTACCTTTTGCCATTATATTATGCTCCAGTAATTACCCTTACAGCATTCTCATCAATAATAATATATTTCATGATGCCATACCATCCAAGATTGTATGTGCGTCCTAAATTATCATTACCTTCTTTAAGAACCATAGCACCTTCTTTACCAACAGCTTTACCTAGTGCATTACGACCAAAGCAAACAACAGTACCAGCAGTTACTAGAGGAGATTCAACAATAGTGAAACCTTCTAGTGAACCAACAACACCCATAGTTGCCATGTTCAAGTCTGTGTTCTGAGCGATTGGAATGTAATCACCTTTGATGTCAGATACTTGTGCAGGATTGACGAATGCCACATAGCGACCATCTTGAAACTTCTGGATACCAGCATCAGCAAGTTCAGTATAAGCTTCTCTTAAGTCTAGGTTGTCTAAAGTACCAGCAGTATCAGCTGAGATAGTATTAGAACCAGCTTCTAATGCACCAAGACCTAGAGCTTCCATAGTTTCACCCATGTTGATACCAACTAATTCAGCACCAGCTAAATCAGCTTTACCAGCAGTTGCTACATTAGCTAGTGAAGTAGTAGTAATAACATTACCATACTCAGCTAGAGTTGCAGTAACTTTAGTATCAGTCATTGAAGTTGATGAAGCCTCAGTACCATCAGTAAGAGCTGTAGTAGCTACAGATAGTCTTGAGAAAACAGTAAACGAAATAGATGAAGCCATTTCGTCAACACGGATTGTTGCGTAGTTATCAAGACGATTAACATTTTGACCAGAAACAATTACTGCTTGGTTCATTAAGTCAACTGCTGAATCGCTTAATACGCTTTTAGTATTTACAGCCATTTTTTACTCCTTGTAAAAATTAAGATATTTCTTGTTGGAGCTTATAGAGTTCATCCATAGACCTAGCATTGCCAATCCTACTAGCTACATCTAGTGTGGCTTTGTTTGATGTGGCATCTACTTTCTTGGGTTGCTCTTGCACTCCATTGTTAAACAAATAAGGTTTTCCACCTTTAAGGTTATCCATGAATGAAGTCATATCAAAATCTTCTTTAGCAGATTCCTGCTGTAATAGATGTTTGAAATAATCAGCATCATTAATACCATTTTGTTGTACAACTTGTTGAATCTGCATATCATATTGCAAATTCTTATTCGTTGACTCCAAGCTTTCAATAGTCTTTTCAAGCATAGATTTCTGTTCCATAAGTTTCTCTAGTTCAGATTTAGAAGCTTCTTCTGCTTCTTGCTTTGCTTTTATTAACTCTTTAGCTTGTTCAATATCAACCCCTAATTCTTCTTCCAACTCAGACTTAGCTCGTTTAACACCCTTGCTATATCCTTTGTCAATAAGTGAATCAAGTTTTGATTGTGTAAGAACCACATCATTGTTTTCAGTCGTTTCTTGTGTGTTTTCGACTTGTTCCGTGTTTTGCTCGTCAGCCATAATTACCTCTTAGTAAAATTAAAAGTAATTAAATTCTAATATAATTTCTTCTTAGACACAACATATTTAGCAATTCTTTCAGCAATATGTTTCTCTTGTTTCTTATCAATACCAAAAAAAGGTCGTTCAAAAGTTATGTGATTGTTATACGCTTTCTTTGCTTCATTAAAGTTTGGAAAGTATAGGCGAACCCCACCATTAATCTTTTTTCTATCTATTGATTGAAGCATTGCACCAGTTTCAGTTAGATTAACTTTACCGGTCTTGCCATATTGTCTTGAATATTTTTTGAATGGTCTAAAGTTTTTATCTCTGCCAGATTGTGTACGCTTAATAATTCCAACAATAATAAATTCAATTACTGAATATAGATTTCTATCTGCGTATTTAACCTTATCTCTGTACTTCTTAAGATTAGGTTTTTTAGTTTTTATTGGCATATTATTTACACTTGTATCCTGACTTCATAGCTTCTTCTTTGCTCATCTTATAAAATCTATGTCTGCAATTATATTCCCTATCTGGGTCATTCTCTATTTTAGATTTTTCACTATCGGTATAGCATTTGTTTCTTTTCAAAACATTTCTGCAAAACCTTCTGGTTCTGCCATCATTGACACCAACATAAACCCAAACACCTTCACCAACATCATTGGCTCTTAGGTCTATGACTTCTTGTTGAAATTCTTTGATTGCTGTTCTTGCATAAGTCTGTGAGTATCTGGCAAGGTCTGATGTAACTAATTGCTGTTCAATACCAGTAGTGATTGACTCTAGTGAAGCATCAGCTAATACATAACGATATAGTTCTCGCTTTACAGACAAACCAACATCATCACCAAGACGAGTAAAGAAATCTCTGCGTAATTGTTTTAATATTTGTATCTTACTTGCATCAGCTTCTGTAAATGCAGTAGCAAGTCCACCAGCTTCAAACGCATCTATAACTCCAGCATATATAGAGTCAAATTGATTATCAATCAAGTTATTGACTATTTCGTAATAACCAGCTTGTCTTAAAGATTCTCTCCAGATAAATTCATATTCCAAAACATTGTCAGCATTAATCTGTGATAGTTGTGCTATTGCTATATTGCGAACACGCTGGAATACTTCTTGGACTTCATCATCAAATTGTTTAATGAATCCATCTATCTGTGATTGTGATTGATTATAGATTGTATCAAGAGTCGGCATTGATACCTAAAGCTTTCATAGTGTCTTGAATGTTTCCACCACTTCTAACTTTATTCAACATATCATTACGAGCTTTTATGTTTTCATCAAACTTAATCCTAGCTTCTTCATCTGTTAAGTCTGGATTGTTACGAATCATAATATCTGTTGTCTTAATTAATCCCATATCAATCTTGGTCTTGTCAATGCTTAATTGCTCAGACTCAGATGACGGATAGTTAGGTTCTACAAAGTCAATAAACATATCTCCTTCACCTAAATTCATTCCATAGTAATTACTGACCATCTTAATCATGTCAAACATCTCTTGCTCATAGACTTTGAAGTCTTGTTGTTGCTCAACAGTAAATCTATCCAGCTTCATATTCTCCATCTGCAATGCAAACCCAGATGATACTGAGCCAGTCATTCTAAATTGATTAGGACTGATGCCATAATTAATTGCAATGTTATTAGCTAGGTCTTGTGCAACTTTGTGTAGTTGCTCATAGTTTGATTGTAAGTCTAGAACATCAATCTCTGTGTTTTGTCCAGTTAATGTTAGTACAGATAATGGGTCTAATACTTGTCCAAGTAGTTCTCCCACATTGTCGCCTTTACCAACTAACTGTTTGAATGATTGTGTTTTGATTAAGTGATTGAGGAAAGTAAGGTGTACTGCCATATCAACAGTTCCACCAGTAAGGTCATCACCAGTAAACATATCCCAAAAAGATTCATCTCGCCACCCGTTGTGCATAAAGACAAAAGGCAAAACACCAAAAGGATTAACCATTTCTTCATTATCTTCAACTGGCATTATCTTGTCTTGTTTAGCACCACGAAGTATGTAGTAATGTTCTTCATTAGACCAGTACGCCCAGAGTTCTTCCTTCTGGTCTGTCATTTCAACAAAGTATTTAACTGATTTAACTTCGTTTTGTTCCCATTCTACTTCTGTGTTGTGTGGGAGTCTAAGCATAATCTTAGGCATTTGTTTCTTATCGTCCCAACTAATCTGTATTAGTAAATCATTGAATGCGTTTAGATAACGATTGGCTTGTGCCATTGTCTTGTTGATTCTTAATTTGCTGTATAAATCTTTTACATCTTCGTTTTCAAATTCTCTTTCAACACCAAACGAATAAACATTAGATATTGCATTGACTACTTGTTTGTAGATGTTGTAGTTATCATTGATTTGTACATCAAGCTTTAATTGTGAGAACGCTCTATAAATCTCACCAAGCTTATAAATAATTTGTTCTCTGTAGTTGTCGTTATACATTTCATAACGCAACTTAAACTTCTCTAATCTATTTCTTACATTTGGGTCGATAGAGCGAATATCGTCTTTTCTGTATTTATTTACAATCATAATGAGTATTGTGCTTTAATTTCTCTAGGCTTAATTAACCTATGTTGGTTCTCTAAATAATAGCCAACACTATCACTAGCGTGGCTTAAGTCTTGGTTTGACTTATCTACTTCGCCCCTATCATTATATGACATCTGCTCCAAGTCGTTTATTAATTCTACATTACGGGAACATATCGCAATACTAACAGAACCATTGCCATTTCGCAACATAGAATTGAAAACATTTATTCTGTCTTGTACTCTTGGGTTGGCAGTCTTAATATTAAACTTAGACCAACCAGCGTTTCTAATTATGTCGTAGTTCGTTTGTGCTGTCCCTTGCGACCTCGATTTACCAGACGCATCTCCATATATTGTAGCTTGGTATAAATAGTCGCCCAGATACCCAAATTTGTCTTTGAGATATTCAATCGAATCAACAACTGGCGAGTTTTTCTTAATAGCGTTATCAATAACATAAACAATCCCTCCTATTTCTTGAATTAAAAATACTGCATTGTATGGATTAATGTTAAAGTCCCAACTAATATTTAATGGATAGTTCGGATTAATTGGCATGTCTGGAATAACATGTAGCTCTCTATCAAACTGATGATAAACAGCAGAACCATTAACATTAACAAATTCACCGAGTAAGTATTGCTGTAGCAATCTCTCGTCATAATCTTCTTTCAACTTATCAATGTAATCATCAGGCAAGTAAGGATTATCCATAGTCTTAGCTTTGATTAACTTATAGCTTGGATTAGCGTGTTCAACAAACCTAGAATATAGCCACTTAAATCCCTCTGGAGTTGATACGCTATCTACTTGATTAGGTTTGCCATCTGGTAATGGAGTTCTGTTTCTAGCTAGGATTTGTTTAAATGCTTTATCCATTTTAGATTTTGGTAACACATCAGCTTCATCAATTAAGGAATAACCAACCTCATAACCAACAATCATTTCTGGCTCTGACATATTCCTAAATAATATTGTTCCGTAGTCTTGTATGTGTA